ATGTTGAAGGTTATCCTCCCTCATCCCGGTTGGCTTAACCGAAAGGAAGAACCAATACCAGGCTTTCCCGAAGATATTACTGTTCGTAAAATGCTACAATCACTCGGTACAGAGTGGGGTAGGGAAACAATGTATCCAAACATATGGGTCGATGCGGCCATGCGATCAGCAGAACCATTCTTCGGAAAAGATACTGTTGTATTTGATGACCTGCGATTCCCGAACGAAGGTTGGGCGATCAAGCGATGGGCGGAATCGCGCGGACTGCCGTACAAGATCATACACATCTCTCGGGATGGATATGAGCTGGATAAGAACGAGGTCCACAAGTCAGAGCATGGACTGCCTGAACACTTTATAACCGATTGGGTGAAGGTCGATGCCGAGTAGACCATCCAACTCCATTCGCAAGATGGTAACCGATGCCAAACTACGGCAGATGCTTAGAGCAGTCCCCGAGGATCACGATGGATTTACTCAGGAGCAAATCGCTCAAAAGGTGGGCGTTGCCAAGCAGACGATTTCTAAGATCGAACAGTCAGCTATGATGAAAATAACCGAGCAGATTACCCGACTGCTCAAGGAGGAATAATGGCTACTCTAAAAGGAGATATACGCAGGTGCTTAGAAAACCTGCCAAGCGGACTACTGTCCCATCACGATGTATTACTTCGATTATCCTTAGTCATTACCAAGTGGACCAAAGACCCAAACCATGCAGAACGAGCATTGATCGCTCTACTGGATAAGGTTTCCCACAGGCAACATCAACCATCAGAAATTCGTAATGCTATAAAAGGGGCATATCATCGACATGATAACCCCGACCTGCCGAAAAACCCCATAAAAGTAGCGCTTCCCGATCCATCCCTTAAAGAAAATAACTTAGGCCAAGCCGGTATATTTGAGAAATATACACTCCGATCCGATCCCATTCCGAGGAATGCTGAGGATGCGCTTCAAGGACTCTTCCATCTTGACGAATCAATCTTTGTCCAGCGGGTAGTAGCCGAGCGATCAGTACCAATGACGATCAAGCAGGCAATCGCCATGCCCGACCTGTCAGACTTCCAGTTCATTACCTATAATACATTTCCCGAGCAAGCCACCCGATCCGAGGCAGAGGTATTAGGGCGTAAATACTTTATCCACGAAACAGACGATCCATCCCTATCCTTCGAGCAACAGCTCGGCCTCATCCAACGCCTCGAACAGATTGCCCCACTCAAGATGATCGTAAATTCAGGAGGCAAATCCTTACACGCCTGGTTCCATTGGATCGAGGGCTACAAAAAAGACTTTCTCGAGCTGTCCCAAAAACTCGGTGGAGATCCACGATTCAAACTAATGAACCAACTATGCCGACTCCCCTGGGGAACCCGCAGAAAGGAATGCGAACCATTCCCTGCCAAGCAGGAGGTAATCTTTTGGAAGGAATAAACCTCCAGCTTCAAAAAACCATAGCCAGACGGTTTATTAAACTAGGCATACACATGGAAAAGGCATTCGAGTTAGCCGGCTCGATGCGTGAAGGCTCAATAATTTATATCATCCGAGACGATGATGATTATAAACCAACAATAATAATTAAACTCACAAAAGAATAATAAAACACATGGCATATAGAGAAGACTACCTAAACCCAGAAACACTCGCCAAAGCAGATGAATTAGACATCTACTTCCAGTCACAGGGACAACCACAATATACCGAGCGGTCATCCGATGCACCCCAATCCTACTCGCTGGCAATCGATGACCCGCTACCTGCCCCCAAGTTTCTCACCCTCTCCGATATGGTAAGCATCGAAACGAATACTAAGATGCCCCCGCAGATCATTACAGGAGTTCTCTATAAAGGTTCAAAGATGATCATCTCAGGGTCATCCAAGGCGGGTAAAACCCTATCCCTCCTCCACCTAGGCCTTGCAGTATCCAATGGAAAGCCCTGGTTAGGCCATGAAACCACCCAAGGCAATGTCATATACCTCGACTTCGAGCTTAAACCCCGCATGGCCGCCCAACGCATTACCTCGATCATAGCCGCCAATCCAGGTATCTATAAACAGAACCCCCGATTTCTCTACTGTGGACTCCGAGGCCAAGCCCGATCCCTCGAAGACCTCGTCCACCACATCGAAGATCTCCCTGACTTTAAACCCGACATGGTAATAGTCGATCCATTTTACAAACTAGCCACAGGTGCAGATGAGAACGATGCCGGTGCAATCTCCGAAGTGGTCAACCGCATGGAACAATTCTCCGAACGCCTCGACTGTTCATTCGTCTATGCCCATCACTTTTCCAAAGGAAACAAGTCTGACACAGACCACATCGACCGGGCAAGCGGGTCAGGCGTATTTGCCCGTGATCCCGATGCCATCCTCACCCTAACACCCCACGAAGAAGAGGACCACCTAGTCCTCGAAGCAACTGTCAGAGACTTCGCGTCACCACCCCCAAAGGTAGTCGAATTTGAGTGGCCGAACTTCGTCCATAAGCCCGACCTCGAACCCAAATTACGCAAGCCTGGACAGTCAAAAGAGATACAACGAGTCAATGAAAAGCTATCTAATGCTCTTATTGAATTGCTCAAACCTAACTCTATTCATGGCTTAAATAACCTAAGAAAACTACTTCAGGATAAGACAGGGGAGTCGATTGGAGATAAAAAAATGGATAAAATACTACTAATTTCCAAGAATCATATTAGTGTACATAAGACCGAAAATGGTGTAGGAAACATCTATTCTTATACCGAGTAGAATATGGGTCGATTACTCTCTAAAACCACCACCCCCCTCCCTTTATATATAAGGAGGAGGGTGGTGGTCAAAACAGGCTATAGTAGAACCCCCTTCCCTGTCGGGGTAAGCTATGGCCTCCAAAGTCGGCCATTAGCTATAACTGCGTTATACCTACCGCTCACACCCAACACCCCTTGCCCTGACGGACGGGGTAAAGGGAAGGGGGTACTACGATACAATAGCCTACAAGCTCGGAGGATCGAAAAAAATAAAAGCTGGTAGGTATATCGGTTGAAAGATTAACAGGCAAGAACCCTAAGCTCGTAGGAGGCTTTGATCAGGTTAATAGGAGTCAGAGGACTCGCTGATACACCAAAAGGCTCTCAGCGTCCTCTACGGGGCTTTAAAGGCTATGCTCGTAAATATATGTAGGGGTTAATCAAATACATTCTGACACAGCCAACCAGGTACAGCTTTTGACACAGCCTATTATCTGACACAGCCAACCAGGTAGAGTTACTGACACAGCCAACCAGGTAGGCTGGCAATCTAAGGATTGGCGGTCAGGCGGATGACTCTACATCCGAAACTTCAGCTTCGATGACCTCTTCATCTTTCAGATTCTTCAACTCGGCTCGGATTTCATCGAGGGATAAAGATTTCTTAACCTCTATGACCTGAGTCGGTTCACCTTCATACTGGCGATGCTTATCGATTAAGATTCCTGTAGCGATTGGAAGAACACCTGATGGGATTTCATCGTTATCTAGCTTCTCGATCATCTTCTCAACTGCAAGCTGTGAAGCATGGCCGATTAAACCCCTCATTACTTTCTTTGATGATTCGATCACCTCTTTCTCTCGGGACCGAACTACAGCTATTGTGTTATGATTAACTTTAAGCTGTTTCTTGATGCGAGTAACAGGAACTCCATCGGCAAGCATCTGAACCATCTTAGCATAGTCACCTGGTCGCTTATCGTACAGTCCCTGTGCTGTGTAGATTGCTGGGCAAGTTTCCTCGACCACTAGATTAGCCGGAAGGTTTTCGGCTTCCATCGTAATACGCTTTTTTTCGGTAGGCATCTGTATCGGTGTAGGCAATTGAGAAAGTATTCTCAATAAGGTTCGATGCAAGTCTAATTAGACATAATCATTATATCACGAACCTATTTATGTCTGCCATAGCATAAAATGATGCACAAATATAATATATTGTACGCTCTGTCCTAAATCACATAAAATTTTAGGCTCAGATGGGGGGGGAGGGGGGTCTGAAAACCTGCCCCCCGATCACCGCCGACCGATAGAGGCTCATAAAAAAATTCTGACAAATTGCCCCACCCGAGGTGACCTACTATCGATAATCTGTTATCATTAGCCCATGCCTCTCAACTGGTCACCGCATCCCGCCATCCCGCCTCTCAGTAAGGCAGAGATGCTGAGGATGACTCCTGAGAAGATCCTCGCATATTGGGAGAAGCGGGAGGAAGCGATAGCACAGGAAAAGGATGATCCATATCGGCATGGCTTTGAACTGGATACCTGGAAGCGAGCAGATAAAGAATTAAGGACACATTCGGAAATCCTCGTTATGGGGGGTAATAGAGCTGGAAAGAGTTTTTGGGCGGCCAAGCGTGTAGTCCAGTCCCTCGTTGAGAACCCAGGTACGATTATTTGGTGCTTAACAGAAACCTCGGCAAATTCGATCCAATTTCAGCAGGCTCTTATATATAACGCTCTTCCAAAAGAACTGAAAAGCCTTGGTAGGGGTAAGGTTGGATATGTCATGTATTCACTTCGTAATGGCTTCACAGCATCTAAGTTTACGCTAAACAATGGAAGCCAATGCATCTTTAGGTTTTGGCAACAGGATATAACCACTATCGAAGGTGGAGAAATCGGTTCACCTCAAGACCCTGTTAATGGAACACATAACATCGGCTACTGGGCAGATGAACTCGTACCCATGTCTTGGGTAAATACACTTCGTTTTCGGACAGTCACAAGAAACTCTAAGGGCATAATTTCCTTCACCGCCGTAGACGGCTGGAACTCGGTAGTCAAATCGATGCTCACAGGAGCGAGAACAGTCGAATCGGCAAAGGCTGACCTCCTAGACGGCGAAGAGGTCCCCCTCGTCCAACAGCCCATCCGCAAAGCCAGTTCTGTGGTGTATTTCCATACAGCGGCCAACCCCTTTGGCGGATGGGAAGCAATGAAGAACCAACTAGAGGGGGAAAAGAGGGAAACTATTCTTTGTCGTGCTTATGGAGTGCCTGTTCGTCAAAGTCGGGCAATATTTCCTAATCTTACGGACAAGAATTTCGTACAGGCAGAAAAGTTACCTGACTTTGAGGATGCAAACTTCGTTCTGAGCATTGACCCTGCTGGAGCAAAGCCTTGGACGATGGTATTATTTGCAATCGATCCGCATGGAGTCGCCTGGGCGGTTAAGGAGTTTCCTGATTTTGACACATGGGGTGGATGGATTGACCTGACTAAGGACAAGCTGTCTGCCGGCGAGGCCGCCCAACCGAATGGGTATGGACTGAAGGATTATGCGGATGAGATTAGGAGGATGGAAAAGATTTGTGGGGATAATGAGGTTGTACGAATCATCGACCCTCGGTTAGGAGCGGCAAGTTATCAGAAGTCGGAAGGAAGTTCTAATATCATAGATGATTTATCGGATGAAGATATCATAGTTGAACCTGCTGAGGCTTTGGATATCGAGACGGGCTTGCAGGCAATCAACAATTTACTGGCATGGGATCGGGACAGGCCAATGGATTTGGATAACAAGCCTAGATTGATGTTCTCGGATGAATGTCAGAATTTAATTAGCTGTATGCAGGCATATATACCTGGGGATTTAAAGTCTGCCCCTAAAGATTTTGTGGACTGTGCCAGGTATTTTTCCATCGGGAATTTCGAGTACCATGATGAGGACAGTTTTTTAGCAACAGGCGGGGGGAGTTATTAAATTATGAAATCTAAAAAGGTGATGCCTCGGCATCGTAAGGAAATTATTAGGCTTCGGGAGACTGGGAATACATGGCCTGAAGTAGCGAAGCTGGTGGGCTTCAGTCGGGCAACAGTACAAAAGGTATACAAGGAGGAAATGAAGCCCTCTGAGCCTCCCCCACAGCCCAAGGAGGAAGAGGTTATACCTGAATTACCTAAATACGAGGAGGCTAGGGTGCTTGGACCAGTCCCCAATCCTCGATTAATGCGTATATACTTTAAGGATCGTGAAGGCATTGGTGTTTGCGTGAAGAGGCCACAGGATAACCACCGGCCAAAAAGCATGGTTTTAGTCAAGAAGGTGGAAGGCAATGAAGAATTGTACCGATTGGTGTGAGACTTTGGAAGATAAGGATCGGAGGCTCGATATGATGCTTCGGGAGATGGTTATCGAGCGGGGGATTGAATCTTTAGCCAGCGGTGAGGAGCCTGAACCATTAACTCTACAGGAGATTTCGGAATTTGTGGGGATAGGGTTTACATCGCTCCAACGAATCGAGCAACAGGCCTTGGATAAATTAAGAAATAAAATGTTAAACTAGAAAGTTTAGAAAAATGGAAAACGAAGTACAATTATACGAAGAAAAGCCCGATGTTGATGAATTAAAGCATGAATTTGAACGGGCAAAAGCAAATCTATCGTCATGGATGGACAAGGCAGAGGATGCTCGGGAGGTTCGATTTAACGAATGGGCAGGCAAGACAGGAGATGGCAAGAAGAGTGGACCTGATGCCTTTCCCTTCCCTGGGGCATCCGACTTGGACCCCAATGTTATAAACCCATTGATCGATGGGGATGTCGCGACTCTCACGCAGGCCCTCACACAGGCAAACCTGGTGGCCGCGCCTGTGGAGAGCGGAGACATAGCATCTGCCAAGTTGGTAAGTGAATTTTTGAAATGGCGAATGGGTACGATGGATGAACTGATGAGGGAGTCAGCCATCGGAGCTAATTATTTATTACAGAATGGACTGACTTTCTTTGGTACTTACTGGAAACAGGAAAAGACTCGTAAGTTTGAACCATTAAGTTTGGAAGAAATTGCCCAGCAATCGCCCGAACTGGCAATGGCTATTCAAGACCCCGAGATGAAGGAGGGGGTCGAGGAAATGTTCTATCCGATGTTCCCTAAGTTGAAGAAGAGACGGGTTAAGAAGATGCTTAACGAACTTCGTAAGACGGGAGAGACAGAAATACCTACCGAAAAGATGGTGGTTAATCGTCCGGCAGTAAAAGCGTATGAGCTTGGGCGTGAATTAATCGTGGATAGTAATACTATCGATTTAGAGTCCGCCCGTTCCATCCATTGTATTCATTATTATACTCCTGAAGCCTTAAAGCAGAAGGTAAATGAGGGATGGGATGCCAAGTGGATAGATGGAGCTATCGAAAAGGCAAAAGACTTTTTCGAGGAGGAATCTTATAGTAATGTTAACTATGGAAATGATTACTCGACTCAGAGTTATGAGGGTTTAATCCGAGTAGTTACCACTTAT